AGACTGCAATGGCAACAGTGACAGAGATTCTAGGTACTGCAGAAGCTATGGATGCACCTAGTTGCAATCATGGTCACATGGAATGGCGTACTGGTCATTCTGCTAAGACTGGGAAAGATTGGGCAGGATTCTTCTGTGCCACTAAGGGTCAAATTGGTGGGATGGATAAGTGTCCAACGCATTGGTACAACTTAAGCAGCGATGGTAAATGGCAACCACAGAAAGCGAGGGTATAATGGGATACGCTGAGATTCATACTCCAGAAGGTTGGGTGGCATTGGAAGATGTGCCTATGATTGATACAGTTAATTGCCAACTATGCAATGAGCCAACTATGGCTAGTGACATTACTATCACTGCAAGAATTGTAGAAGGCATAGTAGTTGCAGGCACTTGGTCATGTAATAAGTGCAGGGCAGTCAATGGATAAGGAAACGCTACTTATGGTATTGACACTAGCTCTATTCATTGGCGGGGTTGCAATGGGTTACATGGCTGGTTTATCTCATTAGTCAGCATAGGAAGCACAGAGGTTTCCGCACAGAGCGGGTGGTCGCACAGTACCTATCGACTGTCTGGCCATTCGCTAGTGTGGGAAGGGGGAATGGTAAAGATATTCAGTCTGTACCTTTTGACTGTGAAGTCAAGGCAAGGGCTGGATTCCAACCAAAGGCAGTCTTGGAGCAGATTCGTAAGCGCACAGCTCTTTCGGGGGAATTGGGCTTTGCGGTACTTCGTCTCAATGGACAGGGCGAGAATGCAGCGGAGTATGCCTGCATCATCCAGCTCCAAGACTTGCTTCCACTTCTAGAATTAAAGTATGGTCACTTAAACACTAAACCGACTGAAGCAGACATCATCCGTTGTGATGGCTGTGGATCATGGATGATTGGGGAATGTAAAACATGCCAGCCTACGATTACAAATGTGGAAGATGCGGATTAAAGAATGAGCTGCATCATGGCTGGCATGACAAGCCCACAGTTCTATGCACTTATTGCAATGAACCTATGGTGAAAGTAATTAGCCCAGTAGGGGCAATCTTCAAGGGTACTGGATGGGGCAAAGATTGATTGTATATGACTTCTTCTCAGGCACTGGGTCAAGCACTCAGGCATTCGAGGATGCAGGACACACAGTAATCAAGGTTGAGTTAGATGAATACTTTGAGGCGCATGAACGAGACATATTACAACTAACTGCTGAAGGGCTAATTGCTAAGTATGGTCAGCCAGACTTTATCTGGGCATCACCGCCATGTCAGAAGTTTAGTGTGGCAAGTATTGGACATTACTGGACTGGTGGGCGTGGTAATTGTGTTCCTAAGCGGCCAGAAGTCTTTGAGGCTATTGCATTAGTTGGTCATACAGTTAAGTTAATGCAAGACCTTAAACCTACTTATGGTTGGATTATGGAGAATCCTAGAGGAATGCTTAGGAAACAAGATGTAGTTAAAGACTTAAAGAGATGGACAATTACTTATTGCCAATATGGTGACACTCGAATGAAACCAACAGATGTATGGGGAACTCTTAACTGGACACCTAGACCAATGTGTAGTCCAGGAATGAGTTGTCATGAATCATCACCAGCTGGTACAAATGCAGGTGGTACTGGTAAATTAAAGAATGCAAGACTTAGATCCATGATTCCTTATGAGTTAGGTAAAGAAATACTTGAAACAATAACCTGTGGATAACTAGGGGCAAAACTTCACTTCACGCTCAGATTGGACACGAGTTATGCACATCATTGACAGCCATGGTACGCTAACGGCGCAGAGCCTCTCAAAGGCTCACCGCAAGCCCCTTAGGGGCGTAGCTTGCGGGGTGCTAGTAGCTATTGGGATAGCTCTATGCTTCCCTACTGGAGCAGGCTCGACTAACTCCAAAGAATATATAGATTATAAGACTTATGCGTTATATCTATTAGACTTTAACTATAAAGAGTATGCCTGCTTATTAAAGCTCTATGGTAAAGAATCAGCATGGAATCCAAATGCGATAGGTAATCTCAATGGCACTAATCGTGTATATGGTATTCCTCAAGGTAAGAGTGAATGGCTTGCAACACAGGATGGTTGGTCTCAGGTACGATGGGGTCTTAGCTATATTGGTAACAGATATGGTGAGCCATGCATTGCATTAGATCATTGGAGTAAGTACGGATGGCATTAAGAGATGCAAGCCATAGAGAGCTAGGGCTACAGAAATGGAAAGACCAGCGCTTAAGAGTATTAAAGCGTGATGGTTATATCTGTGCATATTGTGGTCAAGAAGCTAATCAAGTAGATCATGTGATTAGTCGCAAGGATGGTGGAAGCCATGACCTTGAGAACTTAGTTGCCTGCTGTGCTCCATGCAATAGCAAGAAGGGTGCGCTCAATGAGGGCGTTTTTTTAGGCAAGACCTCTACCCCCCCTGTCTTTTCAGGGCATATCTACCCGATGCAGTCCGAGCCGATGCTGGACAGTCCTTTTACAGTCCGACCTAGTCCGAGTCAATGACAACTAAGACCAAAAAGACCCAGCCGCTACGAGGGGCAACTCAACCGAGGATTCACAGCCCACTTCTCAAGGGCAAATCCAGAGCTGGTGAAGTAATTGAAATGGTTGAGCGCTTAAAGATGGACAAACTTATGCCTTATCAGGAGCATGTCCTTAAACAGATGATGATGGTGGATAAGAAAGACCAGTATCGAGTCAAGACTGCTTTGTTGCTCATTTCCAGACAGAATGGCAAGTCTCACTTAGGCAGAGTGCGTGTAATTTGGGGCATGTTCTATGGCAACGAAAAGAAGCACATCATTATGTCCTCTAACCGAGCAACTGCCCTTATGACCTTCAGAGAAATTGCATGGATCATAGAATCAACTCCAGAACTCAAGGCCTTGACTAAGGCAGTGCGATATGCCAACGGCGGGGAACGAATAGAGCTGCTTAATGGTGCGACTCTTGATTTAGTATCAGATACCAGAGACTCAGCGCGTGGTCGCACTGCTGACTTCTTATGGATCGATGAAGTGCGTGAAATATCTGAGGACGGATACAAAGCTGCAATTCCAACCACCAGAGCCCGCGCTAACGCCCAGACATTTTTAACATCGAATGCGGGTGATGCATTCTCAACAGTCCTCAATGGTCTAGTTGAACGAGCTAAGGATTACCCGCCTGAGACTTTTGGCTATTATGAGTATTCTGCCCCACAGTATTGCAAGATAGACATTAGATCAGAAGCTTTCTGGCGTGATGCTGTAGCACCAAGTAATCCTGCTCTGGGTTACACAGTGACTAAAGAATCAATCGAGGAAGCCATTGCAACTGCTCCTATAGAGACTACTCGTACTGAGACTTTATGCCAGTGGATTGATTCTCTGCAAAGCCCGTGGCCTCATGGCATTCTTGAGGAGACTAGCGATAACACACTAGAACTTGCAGTTGGGGCTTATACTATATTTGGTTTCGATGTCAGTCCTTCGAGAAGGAACGCATCTTTAGTCGCTGGACAATTACTTCCAGATGGAAGGATTGGCATCGGAATTATGGAGACTTGGAGTTCTCAAGTCGCGGTTGATGATCTAAAGATTGCAGCAGCTATAAAAGGCTGGTGTGACCTTTACAGACCGCGCCTAGTCTGCTACGACAAGTACGCCACTCAATCTATAGCCGATAGATTAAAGCAGGCTGGAGTAATGACAGAGGATGTCTCAGGCCAGCAGTTCTATCAGGCTTGTGGCGATTTATTGACTGGATTGGTGACTCATAAGGTCGTTCATAATGGGCAAGTCGAACTTGTCCAACAATTCAATAATTGCGCAGCTAAGGTCAATGACTCAGCTTGGAGAATCATAAAACGCAAATCCGCAGGCGATATAAGTGCCATTATTGGAGTTGCAATGACTGTAAGCAAGTTAATGCTTCCAGCACCTAAGCCTCAGATTATTACCTAGACACACCTTAGGTGGTATGTCAAATACTTGACATGTGCTACCATTTATGTCTATGGGTCGCATCTTGCAAACATTCGGTCTCCAGTCTAAGCCTCTATTAGAAGCTCAGTCTGCTCCTCAAGTTCTTGGCGAGTATTCACCTTATGCCATGCCTTTTCAGTATGCTTTTGTTAGCAGAGAAGATGCTCTCAGTGTTCCAGCATTAATGAGATGCAGAAATCTTTTAGCGGGAACTATTGGCGCAATCCCAATGGAGCTTTACAAGAAATCTACTAATGAAGAACTTGGCTCACCTGCATGGTTAGAGCAACCTTCTTATTCACAGCCACGATCTGTAACGATTGCATATACAGTTGAATCGTTGCTCCTATATTCGCAGGCCTTCTGGAAAGTGGTTGAGATTTATTCCGAGGATGGCCGACCATCTCGCTTTGAGTGGATTGCTAACAATCGCGTAACTGCAACACTTGATAGCACTAACACTTTTGTAAAATCTTATGCAGTTGATGGAATGACTTTACCAATGGACGGCTTAGGAAGTTTGGTCACATTCCAAAGCTTGCTTCCTGGAATCTTAACTACTGGCATTCAAACAATTCGCGCAGCTATTGATGTACAAAAAGCAGCAGCGGTCTCAGCTTCTCAACCAATGCCGACTGGGATAATTCGGAACAATGGCGCTGACCTTGATCCTAAAGAAGTCTCTGGATTATTAGCTGCTTTCAAAAGCGCAAGAAATAATCGCTCTACTGCTTACTTGACTTCTACTCTTGAGTATGTTCCTGTTCAATTTTCACCTAAGGACATGATGTACGGCGAAGCAATTCAAAATCTTGCAACTGAAATTGCTCGGTTATGCAATGTTCCAGCAATTTATGTATCTGCTGACCAGAACTCAAGTTATACATACAATAATGTTCAAGACGAAAGAAAACAGTTTCTTCAACTATCTTTGCAGCCTTTCATAAGTGCAATAGAAGATCGCTTGTCTATGGATGATATTACTGCTCGTGGAAATGTGGTGAAGTTTGATATTGATAAGAACTTCTTGCGCACTGACCCAATGCAAGAACTAGCAGTGATTGAGAAACTACTTACGCTTAATCTGATTACTCAAGAACAAGCTATGGAAATGACTGATCTAACACCTAATGGAAGTCAAGGTATGGAATGAACCAAGTAATTACATTCTCAGCTGAACTAACAGCCGATTCAGCAAGTCGCACTATCTCAGGCAAGATTGTGCCTCTTAATGTTGAAGCAGGCTCAACCAATATGGGTAAAGTAATCTTTGCTTCTGGCTCTATTGAGATTCAAGACCCTAAAGCAATCAAGCTATTAAGCCAGCATGATAACAAAAAGCCTCTAGGTCGCATGGTTTCATTTAGCGAGTCAGAAGATGCAATTCATGCAGTGTTCTCTGTTAGTCGCTCACAGCGCGGTACAGAAGCTCTTATCCTTGCAGAAGAAGGTTTGCAGTCAGGATTGAGCATTGGTGCAGAAGTTCTTAAATCTAAAATCAAGGATGGCATTACTTATGTCTCCTCAGCTAGGCTCGTAGAAACGAGCCTTGTCACAGAGCCCGCGTTTAAGTCGGCTCAAGTCACTGATATTGCAGCAGAAGAATCTGCTGTAGAAGAAGAAACCCAACCAACAGAAAGCGAGACAGCCACCGTGGAAGAAACCACTTCAGCAGTCGAAGCAACACCAGTTGAAGCACAAGCGGTCGAAGCTGCTCGCCCAACTGTATCAGCAGCATACTTTGCAAAGCCACGCATTGAAGTAACAGCAGCTAAGTATGCAGAGAACACAATCCGCGCAGCTCTAGGTGATGAAGATGCTCGTCAATACCTACGCGCAGCAGATGACACAACAGATAACGCAGGTCTAGTACCAACACGCCAACTATCTGAAATCATCAACCCACTATCAACAACAATTCGTCCTTCAATCGATGCAATCTCTCGTGGAGTATTGCCAGATGCAGGTATGACCTTTGAGATTCCAAAGATTACAGCAGCACCAACAGTTGCAGATACAGCAGAAGGTGCAGCATTTTCAGATACAGATCAGACAGCAGCATTCTTGTCAGTATCAGTTAAGAAGTACGCTGGACAGCAGACATTCTCTGTTGAATTGCTAGATCGTACATCTCCAGCATTCTTTGATGAGCTTGTACGCAACATGGCTGCAGCTTATGCAAAGGCAACAAACGCAGCAGTGAATGCTGCTCTTATTGCAGGAGCAACAGCAGATGCAACAACAACAGTCACATATCCAACAGCTTCAGAGTTGCTAGGTATTGTTGCTCGCGGTTCAGCTTCTGTCTATGGCGCTACAGCAGGACTTCCAAACCCATTTGCTCGCAACATGGTTGTATCAACAGGACAATGGTCAAACATTATGTCTCTAAACGATGCAGGTCGTCCAATCTACACAGCATCACAGCCAATGAACGCAGGCGGTCAAGTAGCACCAACATCACTCACAGGTAATGTTGCTGGACTTAACCTTTATGTTGATCCAACAAACGCTGGCGATGGCGATGGAACAATCCTTATCGTAAATCCAGATGCATACACATGGTACGAGTCACCAACATACCGCCTACGCGCAGAATCAACTGCAGCAGGACAGGTAACAATCGGCTACTACGGCTTTGGAGCAATCGCTACTAAGGTCGGCGCAGGCGCATTCAAGAATAACAAGGCGTAAGCCACACTAAGTCGCTCTGGGGAGTAGTAGCCCTCTACTCCCCAGAGTCTTTAGAAAGGATCATCATGGCACTTACAACAGTTGCAGAATTACGCTCAACACTAGGCGTAGGCACATTGTATCCAGATGCAACCCTTCAAGAAGTATGCGATGCAACAGATGCAGTCTTGCTTCCAATGTTATGGGCAGATACTAATTTTAATGTGGCACACAGCAACACGACCACAGTAGGCACTTTATATTTTGATGAACTTGTCAAAGACACATTTTATGTAGGTCAGACAGTTGTAGTAACTAATAATAAATCGCATCTTAATGGATCAAAGACAATCACAGAAATTGGCGATTATTCAATTTCTTACGCAATAACAGGAACACCAGCAGCAGAGCCTAAGCATGCAGTGCGACCTTATGGCACAGTTACAATAAGTCCATCTACAGACTGGACGGCTGACATGGCAATCCAGCAAGCAGCTTTAATGATATCTGTAGAAATCTGGCAAGCGCGTACAGCCACCCTTTCTGGCAGTAACCTTGTCGATTTCCAGCCAAGCCCTTATCGAATGAGCGCACAGCTTCTCGCTAAGGTGCGAGGATTGATAGCCCACGCACTAGACCCACGCTCAATGGTCGGATAATGCCTCCAGTTGCCATTACTACACTTAGAACTACTTTAGCGACTGCCCTAGTCAATAACGCTAAGTGGCAGACCTTTGCATTCCCGCCAGCTACAGTTCTGGCTAATTCAGTTATTGTGTCACCTGATGATCCATATTTGACACCTAACAATAACTCTCAGATTTCTATTAGCCCTATGGCTAACTTTAAAATTGTAATGACAGTGCCACTCTTTGATAATGAGGGCAATCTTAACGGCATTGAGGACACAGTAGTTAGTGTGTTCGCACTCCTTGCTGCATCATCTCTGGTCTATAATGTAAGTGCAATAAGCGCACCTAGTGTTCTCAATGCTGCAAGTGGAGACTTGCTAAGTTGCGAGATGTCCGTATCAATCCTAACGAGTTGGAGCTAACCATGACCGACATGGCACAATGGGAAAAAGAGCAGGAAGCTTTCTTGATCAAAATCGGTCAGGTTAAGCCAGCAGCACCAAAGCCAGTAACTAAGAAAGAAGAGGAATAATCCGATGGCAGTTTATTTAGCAAATACAGGAGTTCTAACTGTTAATTCGGTAGATCTCTCAACACTGGTCACAAATGTGGTCATCAACCGCTCATTTGATGAGCTGGAGATTACAGCTCTTGGAGACACAGGTCACAAGTTCGTAAAGGGATTGGAAGCTTCAAGCATTACAATCGACTTCCTAAACGATTCAGCATCTGCAAAGACACTTCAAACATTAAACACTACTTGGGGCACAAGCGTTACTGTGACTTTCAAGCAGACATCAGCAGCCACATCTGCTGAAAATCCACTTTACACAATGACTTGCTTAATCAATAACACAACACCTGTTAATGGTGCTGTTGCTGATTTATCAACTCAGTCTGTAACATGGAATGTTATGGGTACAATCGCAGTTACAACTTCGTAAGAAACTAACAAAGGGGCTAACCAATGGCAAAACTAAAGATTACTAAGACAGATGGAAGTGTTGTTGAAGGAGAAATTACACCAGCAGTGGAGTATTTCTTTGAGCAACAGACTAAAATGGGTTTTCATCGTGCTTTTCGTGAAGAGGAAAAACAGTCACATGTCTATCTTTTGGCTCATGAGGTTATCCGCAGGACAGGTGAAACTGTAAAGCCTTTTGGGATGGAGTTTATCGAGACACTGAAAAGTGTTGAGGTTTTAGACTCTGACCCTTTAGCATAAAGCGAGATCTGCCATTCACCTACCTAATCGCTCGATTGAGCATTAGGTTGCAGATCCCGCCACAAGCACTATTGGAATTAGATAACACCATGCTCGATGCACTTGTGCAGGGGCTAAAGGATGAGGCGAAGGAGGTGAGCGATGCAAATAGAACTAAGAGGAAACGCTGACCTTCGCAAAGCATTGCGCCGCTTTGCTCCTGATTTAGAGAAGTCTCTTAAAATTGAACTAAAGCGCGGGCTCGCCCCAATAGCACAAACAGCTAGGGGTTATGTTCCATCTCAATCACCTTTAAGCGGCTGGGCTGATAGATCGTTTAATGAGGGTAGCTTCCCTACATTTTCTGCTTCAACCATCAAATCTAAGATTGGTTATAGCACAGCAGTTACAAAGCGAAATGCTAGAGGCTTTAATTCTATGGCTTCGGTATTTAACAATTCTCGCGCAGGTGCAATTTATGAATCTGCTGGTCGTAATGGCGCACAAGGTCAGCCGTGGGTAGGGCCTAAAGGCCCAGCAGGTAAAAAGTATTCACACTCTCGCAACCCTAAAGCTGGACAACAATTTATTGCTGCCATGCCTGAACTTACAGGAAGCCTCAAGGGTCGTGGTCGTTTAATCTTTAGAGCATGGGCACAAAACAAAGGCGTTGCAGAAGGCATTGTCAATAAGGCAATTACTACAGCAGAACTAGAATTGTTAAAAAGATCTAGAGCTGGAGCATTAGGGAGAGCAGCGTGAATTATCAAGAAGTAATTAACATTGCATCCAAGTTCGATGCTAAAGGATTTAAGCAAGCTGAGACTGCTCTAGGAAAACTATCTGGAACTGCCAAGAAAGTGGCAGGTAGTTTAGGTCTAGCATTCGGTGCTGCCGCTATTACTTCTTATGGCAAGGCAGCAGCTAAGGCATTCGCAGATGATGAAGCAGCAGCCCTTCGACTCAGCAGAGCAGTTGAGAATCTAGGCATTGGTTTTGCCAATCCTGCTATCGCTGACTTTATATCAAACTTAGAGAAATCTGCCGCAGTTGCAGATGATATTTTGCGTCCAGCCTTTCAGGGCTTGCTGACCACGACTGGCTCATTAGTCCAGTCTCAGAAGCTTCTCAATGATGCAATCACAATTAGCCGAGCATCTGGCATTGACCTAGCTACTGTAACCGAGGACTTAGGCAAAGGCTATGTTGGCATTACCAGAGGGCTTTCTAAATACAACACAGGCTTAACCAGAGCAGAGCTTACATCTAAGTCATTCAATGAGATTTTAGGAGTTATCCTCAAGCGATCCGCAGGGGCAGCTGAGGATTATCTAGATACTACTGCTTACAAGTTCAATGTCCTCAGTGTTGCAACATCTAACGCCTCAGAGATTATCGGTGGCGGATTAGTTGATGCCTTTGCCCTTATTGGTGGTGGCACAGATGCCTCAGATGCCGCTTATGTTATTGAAACCATTGCCAGCGCACTTGCTAAGGTCACAGTCCAGACTGGCAGAACTATTGGTGTCATTCCAACCTTAATTGCTAATCTTAAAAAACTACCTAGAGAAATCTTCTCAGGGTTCGTGGGTAAGCAATTTGGGGTTAATGTCAATGTTTCGCCTAAAGAAAAAGAAGTCAAACTTACTCTTACTCAGAAGCGCCAACAAGAACTGCTTGCAAAATTAGAGAAGGACTCCTTACGCAGAGAGCGTGAAAGACTTGCTCTCAAGAATAAACAGTTAGCCACAGACAAAGCTAAAGCCATTATTGCTAAAGGTGAGGCAGCCCTTCTCAAAGGCGAGACTGTCTTTGACATGGATAAAATCCAGATTGCAGCAGCTCTTACAAATCAAGCAGAGCAACTAGGCAAGGCAACCAGCGCAGCTCAGTTGTTGCAGATTGCTAACGACACTGCTCGTCTCAATGTTAAGAAGTCAATCCTTGCCTTAGAAGATGCTATTGCCTCTAAAGATGAAGCAGCGATTATTGCGGCTACTAACAAACTTAATGCTGATCTTAAAATACTTGGTGCTTTAGGCTTACAGGATATAAAACTAAAAGACATTAAATCAGTTCTTGATAGTCTTAAGCCTAAAGACTTAATTAACCTTGCCAATCTAGATGCTGCTATTGCTAAATTAAACGCTATGAATGCCATAACTGGCCAGCCTAAGATAAGTAATGTTGGCAGTGCAGGCGGAGTCAGTACTTCTGGAATCCCTGTTGGAGATTTTGTACCTACAATCCCTACAAGTGGTGTATCTATGGCAGCAATCTTAGAGTTTGCCGATGCTGCTACAGCCAGAGCCAACGCAATGGCAGCTCTTATAGAGGCTCAGAATGCCTCAGATGCAGCAGCATTTGCTAACAGCTCTCTGAACAGCTTTAACATAACTATTCAGACTGGCGTGGGAGACCCTAACGCTATTGCTGAAACTCTAGACCAGTATTTGCAGGGCGCTGTAGATCGTGGAACTTTAAGGCTTCGATAATGACATGGCTACCAGAATGGCGTGTGACAGTAGGTGATGATGTTTATACAACTGTCACCTCTGTTTCCTATGCCACTGGTCGGCTAGACATTGACCGCCAATGCACAGCAGGTTACTGCCGAGTAGAAATCATCAATACAGATGGCTCACCTTTCACCATCAATGTTACTGAGCCAATCACTCTAGAGTTAAAGAATACATCTGGCACTTATATCACTGTCTTTGGTGGAGAGGTTTCAGACTTCTCTATTGGCGTTAGAAGCCCAGAGGAATCTGGCTACATCACTACAGGAACAATCTTAGGCATCGGCTCACTGGCTAAACTGACTAAGGCTATTTACAACACAGCCCTAGCAGAAGGTTTAGACGGCGCACAGATTGCAGCTATTCTTGGTGCAGCTCTTAACCTAACTTGGGCAGAAGTTACCCCTACAGTTACTTGGGCAACCTATCCAGCCACAACTACATGGGATGAAGCTGAGACTTACATCGGCACTATTGACTCAGGCTTCTACACAATGATAAGTGTTGCTGCATCTGCTACTGCTAAGAGCCAGACTTTAGCTGATCAGATTGCTACTAGCGCACTTGGTCAGATTTATGAGTCTGCCGATGGCTTTGTCAATTATGACGATGCAGACCATCGCTCTAACTATCTTGCAACTAATGGCTTTACTAACCTAGACGGCTCATACGCAACGCCCAGCAGTATCCAGTCTCAGACACAGATTGCCCGCATCCGCAATAGCCTTATCTATAAATACTCTACGGCTTACGGCTCGACCTACAGTACCTCTGATAGCGACTCTATAGCCTCCTACGGCCTCTATGAGCGTTCATTCGAGTCTAACATCAAGAACCTTGCTGACATCACTGACATCGGCTCTAGAGAGTTAAACCTACGCAAAGAGCCTTTCAGCTCACTAGGAGCAATTACCTTCCGTCTAGATAATCCAGACATGCCATCTGAGATGCTTGATGATTTAATTGGCATCTTCTTTGGCGAGCCTGTCCTTATTGACAATTTGCCTAGCAACTTACTTGGTGGCTCATTCGATGGTTTTGTGGAAAACATAGCCTTAAGAGCAACCCCTACCTTTGTAGATATAACTCTCTACATCTCAGCTACAGACTTCTCACTATCCACAACCCAGTGGGAAACAGTATTGCCTGCCTCACTAATTTGGACAGGCGTAAATGCTACACTTATCTGGACTAATGCGACAGGAGCTTTAACCTAATGGCAACAACAACACCCAACTTTGGATGGCCAGTACCAACATCCAGCGATTTAGTAAAGAATGGCGCAACTGCCATTGAAGGTCTAGGTGATGCGATTGATGCATCTCTACTTGATCTAAAAGGTGGCACAACTGGTCAGGTACTTGCTAAAGCATCTGGCACAGACATGGACTTTTCATGGACAACACCAGCAGCAGGCGGTGGCGGTAAAGTCTTGCAGGTTGTGCAAGGCACAACAACGACATCCTCAGTGAATGCAACAACGACTTTTCAATCCACAAACATTACTGCAACAATTACGCCCACACTTGCTACAAGTAAAATCTTAGTATTATCTTCAATAATGGGCATAAGAAAAGGCGCGGGAAATAGCGAATTAGCAACAGGAATTAGATTAGTCCGTGGTTCAACAGTTATTGTTAGCAAAATATCAAACTATTATGGTTACACAAACACAACTTTGGTTCAGGTAGGCGCGCTCAGCCATAACTATTTGGATTCACCCGCAACAACATCGGCAACAACCTATCGCCTAGACATAAAAAATCTAGTTGCTGCAGCAGATGTTCAATGTCAATACGATAACGAAACTTCAACAATTATTTTAATGGAAATAGGTGCATAATGGCTACACGCGCAGAAGTTTTAGCATTTCTTATTCCTAATGGTGGATATGTAAGCAATACAGAAAACTTTGAGGATATTCAATTTTTAGAGTGTGAGCCAATTACAAAGGCACAGTATGAGGCTGGTTTTGCAAAGGTAGATGCTTGGAAAGCCGAGCAAGATGCAGCAGTACAAACTGCTAAAGAATCTGCACAGGCAAAACTTGCTGCACTTGGTCTAACTGCCGATGATTTAAAGGCACTCGGATTATAAGTGAAGCCAAAACTCTCTAAAGCTGCAATCCAATTAAGAGAGCAGATAGATGATTCCTTCCCAGATCGTGACAGGGCATCGGATGGTTGGATTGGTGATACCCGACACGCTGCTCGCAAGTCTGATCATAATCCAGATGAGCAGGGCTGGGTTCGTGCCATTGACATTGACGCAGACCTATTTGGTGCAGGAGTCAAACCGCATATCATGCCAGACCTTGCAGATCAGCTTCGAATCAGTTGCAAATCTAAGGCAGAAAAGCGCATCTCGTACATTATATTTAACGGCAGGATTGCGTCTCCCATCCTTAACTGGAAGTGGCGCAACTACACAGGGGCTAACAAACACACTCACCACATGCATGTCAGTTTTAAAAAAGAAGCTGACCTTCTGGGTGAGTTTTTTCAGATACCTATGCTAGGAGCAAACTAATGAATATGAAGAACCCTTATGTCCTAACTGCCGGAGCATTCCTATCAGCTTGGGCTGCTACTAATTTCCAAGCTGATTACCGCGCAATTCTTTGGGCTGTCCTTGCCGGTGTATTTGGATATGCGACTCCTAAAAAGTGACACAATCCGATTTCTTTACGCTTTACCTAGCAACGCTGGCAATAGTCGGTGGCTTGTCTGGGTATGTCATTACTCATCTGTTGTCTGAGATTAAAAGACTCAACACGCGAGTCGATGAAATCTACAACATCTTACTAGACAGGTAACATTCTGCTATGGCAAGAAAAGCAAAGGCGTTAGAAGAGCAAGGTTACTCAGCTCTTGATGCTTACTGCATTGGGTTGCATGAATACTGGAAATCATTACGCAGGGCAGGCTTTGCAGAAGGCATTGCTCTATTCATGATTACTGATACCCAATCTTATCCTGCATGGATATTGCCACACCCTGTCGATCCAGAGAAGTTCGGCAACTACGAAGATGAGGACGATGACTAAAGCGAGATATTTAATTATCAGCGACCTTCAGATTCCATACCATCATGAAGCAGCTGTAAAGAATCTCATCAAGTTAGTTAAGCGAGAGAAGTTCGACCTCATTCTAAATACAGGTGATGAGCTAGATATGCAAAGCCAGTCTCGCTGGGCTCAAGGTACTAAGTTGGAGTGGGAAGGTACGCTAGATGCTGACAGAAGCCTTGCGCAGGATATTCTCTATGAACTCGGCACAACAGATGTCACTCGAAGCAATCACACAGACCGCCTATACCACACACTATTACGCGCACCTAGCCTCATCGGATTACCAGAACTGGAGTACGCAAAGTTTATGGACTTCGCTGGACTCGGAATCCGCTTCCATAAAAGACCATTCGAGTTTCATAAGGGATGGGTCTTAGTTCATGGCGATGAAGGATCAATGAACTCCAATGCTGGACTCACAGCTCTAGGACTGGCTAAGAAGTTCGGCAAGTCTGTGGTCTGTGGTCACACGCACAGGGCAGGCATTAGTGCCTTCACAGAGGGCATAGGAGCCTCATACAGGACTCTTTGGGGCTTAGAGGCAGGAAATGTCATGGACAAGAAGAAAGCCTCTTATTTGAAGGCTGGGAGCGCTAATTGGCAGATGAGCGTGGCAGTCATAGAGACACATGGAGACCGCGTTTCTCCCATGCTAGTGCCTATAAATAAGGATGGCTCATTTACCTTGTACGGGAAGTTGTACCAGTAAATCGTTATCGTTTTGTTATCTAAATGTCCTTGATTCGTCTGGCCTATATGTCACACTAACTCTGTAAGCCAGTCAAGGGCACTGGATGCAGATAGGTACAAGATGAATAATAACGACAAGCTGTTGATTATCTGCCTTATTGGGGCAAGTATCAGCTTTGTGGTATGGGCAATCCAATCATATAAAGAAGCCTATGAACGCGGGCATCGCGATGGCTGGCATAAGGGCAGAGCAGTCAATCGCTCAGAGTTCTGGTCAGAATGAAATATCAGGAGATTCTACAGAGTGCAACGGACATCATTCAAGATCGTGGTCTTAACGACTACGGCCACCCAGCAGATAACATGCAACACGCAGCAATGCTCATCAGTGCATACCTACAGCACCCAGTCGAGGACTATCAAGTCTGTGCAATACTCGCGCTCATCAAGATTGCCAGAGCCAGTTCAGGCACAGTCGATAAGCCAGATAATTACATCGATGGAGCAGCCTACATTGCTTTAATGGGGCAACTAGCTACAGAGGAGAATGAATTATATGTTTAATTTAGCCGATTACGAACCAGTAGAGGTGAGACTTGAAAAGTTTATTAAGGATTATCCAGATTTCCGTATTAGCACTGAGTTGGAAGTTGTGGAAGCAAGCAGATACATTGTTAAGGCTTATCTCTTTAAGACTGGCCAAGATAGCATCGCATGGGCAACAGGGTACGCTGAGGAGACGGTTAGCACTCGCGGGGTCAATCAAACTTCTGCACTGGAGAATTGCGAGACATCTGCTATTGGCAGAGCGCTTGCAAATGCGGGTTATGCTCCTAAAGGAAAGCGCCCTTCTCGAGAAGAAATGAGCAAGGTTGCACCTAACCATCCAGCTCTTAAGGTAGTTAAGCAAGAAATACAACCAGCACCACAGGACATCAAAGAGGGTGACACTGATTACTGGACTACACCTATTGGATCATCTGTCAAGACCACAAACGCTCCAGTTACTCTGGAGACTGCAATGGCAACAGTGACAGAGATTCTAGGTACTGCAGAAGCTATGGATGCACCTAGTTGCAATCATGGCCACATGGAATGGAAAACTGGTCATAGTGCAAAGACTGGTAAAGACTGGGCTGGATTCTTCTGTGCCACTAAGGGTCAAATTGGTGGGATGGATAAGTGTCCAACGCATTGGTACAACTTAAGCAGCGATGGAAAATGGCAACCACAGAAAGCGAGGGTATAATGGGATATGCAGAGTTTCACACAGCTGACGGCTGGGTCAATGTGGAAGATGTGCCGATGATTGACACAGTTAATTGCCAACTATGCAATGAGCCAACACTGGCTTCTGACATTACGATTACTGCAAGAATTGTCGAAGGTGTCGTAGTTGCTGGCACTTGGTCATGTAATAAGTGCAGAGCTGTTAATGGATAAGGAAGCCCTGCTCATGTATTTAACATTAGCTCTATTCATTGGTGGGGTAGCAATGGGCTACATGGCTGGGATGAATCATTAGCCAACATAGAAAGCACAGAGGGTTCCGCACAGAGCGAGTTGTAGCTGAGTACCTATCGACTCAGTGGCAGGGCGCATGTGTGGGAAGGGGTAGTGGCAAGGATATTGTCAATGTACCGTTCGATGTTGAAGTCAAAGCCCGCGCTGGATTTCAACCGCTTGCGTACATAAAACAATTAAAGGCTCGGACATCCATTTCGGGGGAATTGGGATTCGGAGTCATACGGCTAAATGGGCAGGGAGAAGATGCAGGTGAATATGCTTGTGTCATCCGATTAGCTGATCTCTTGCCACTACTCATATTAAAATACGGACACTTAGATAAAGAACCTAAAGAGACTGACATCGAGCGATGCAGCTGTGGTTCATGGATGATTGGGAGATGCCTTACATGCCAGCCTACGATTACAAATGCGGAAGATGCGGATTGAAGAATGAACTGCATCATGGCTGGCATGATAAACCAACAGTTCTATGCACTTATTGTAATGAGCCGATGGACAAGGTAATTAGCCCAGTAGGGGCAATCTTCAAGGGTACAGGATGGGGTAAAGATTGATTATATACGACTTCTTCTCAGGCACTGGGTCTAGCACTCAGGCATTTGAGGATGCAG